CGAGCTAATGCGGTCACAAGATATGAGCTGTGTATGAAGACTGGATTCAGGGACCGTCAGGTAAGAGATTTGATTCATTATGCAAGGCGTGACGGATCTATCTTGAATCTATCGGATGGAAAAGGATATTTCAGACCTGATCTGGATGATCCGGTGGAAAGAGGAATGCTTGCAGCATATGTCAGGCAGGAAGAAAGCAGAAGAGATTCCATAGATTGGTCTCTGAATGGAGCTATAAAAGATTGTAAAGAAAACGGCATAGATTGGAGGACATAATAAATGAATTCAAACCAGAAGGGAAAGAAAGGTGAGCGTGAGCTTGCTGCAATACTCAAAAGCTACGGATATGAGGACAGCCGGAGAGGTCAACAGTATTGCGGATCTAATGGTGACGCAGATGTAGTTGGTCTTCCTGGGATTCATATTGAATGCAAGAGAGTAGAAAAGCTGAATATCTATGATGCCGTGGAACAATCAAAGAATGATGCAAGAACTGGTGAAACGCCGGTTGTCATGCATCGGAAGAATAGAAAAGAGTGGCTGGTTACTATGCCACTGGATGATTGGATGAAGCTGTATGAACGGTAATTATATTAAAGTCAGTCGGTCATTGCTGGACTGGTGCTGGTATCACGATGTTAATACCTGCCGGTTGTTTATACATATGTTACTCCGGGTGAACTGGAAAAAAGGTTACTTTGGAGAGGAAGTAATTGAAAGAGGAAGCTTTGTTTCTTCGATATCCAAGTTGTCTGCAGAGACTGGATTGAGTGAAAGAGAGGTTCGCACAGCACTGGAACACCTTAAGAAGACAGGAGAAGTGACATGCAACCGACACGCAAAATATAGCGTATATACAGTGGTTAATTACTGTAAGTACCAATCGAGTGACAGGCAAAATGACACAGAGAACGACATGAAAAGCGACACACGAAGCGACACGTCTGTTGACAATCTATCGACAGGCAATCGACACGCAATAGAAGAAAAGAAAGAAGGAAAGAATAAAAGAATTAATAATACAGGGCGGTTTGAACCGCCGGATGTGGAAACGGTCCGAGCGTATTGCCAGGAACGTGGGAACAAAGTAGATCCGCAAGCCTTTGTTGATTTTTATGAATCCAAAGGCTGGATGGTAGGAAAAAACAAAATGAAGAACTGGAAAGCAGCAGTGCGTACCTGGGAGAAAGAAGACCAGAGGAGAAGCCAGACAAGGAAGGAAGAGACCGCCAAACGTGGCAGCACTGGATTTAATAATTTCACTGGCCGTGATTATGACATGGACCAGATGGAAAGAGCGCTTTTAGGAATTCAGGGAGGTGGGAATCATGCGGATTAAGCAGATTAATCCAAGAGGATGGTATGACATTCCAGGATTTGGCGGAAAGTATCAGATCAACTATTTTGGCAATATCCGCAGAGCGTTGAAACGTGGGTACAAAGCGCTGCAGCCATATATCAAGACTACGAATGGTCGCAGGGTTGTGAAATTGAACTGCAAGGAACAGGTTGTCATGAAGCTGATGCGGATCACATTTATCGGTGAATTGCCTCCGGGAATGGTAACTTACCACAAGAACGGGATTATCACAGACGATGTATTGAATAACATCGGAATCATTACCAGAAGTGAACTTGGTAGGTTAACTGGAAGAGGCAACGGCTGTGAAACTTCGGTCGTGAAGATCAGCGAAGAAGGACAGATCGTTGATTTCTACAGATCGGTAAGAGAAGCCGGCAGGAAGAACCATATGTCATATCAAACGATTTTGGACCGGATCAACGGGAAGGTGAAAAGCTTATATGCGCCGGATGGCTATGTGTACTGCAAGGATAATGCCAGAGAAATCAATAAGGCGGTTCGGAGGATAGAGCTGGACAACAGAGAAGAATGCAGTGTTGATTTTATACCGGCACCGGAAATAGTATTTGATTTTTAGCATAACGAAAGGAGACGGAGCTCCGGCCGGAGTGATGATGCATCGGCTCCTTTTGAAAAGATGAAAAACGGAGTAAGTAAGGTTTATACAGACAGACCGGATTATGCAGATTTTGATTCACCGGCAAAATTTGAAGCAATTAAGAGTATTATTGCAAAAAGACTGAGGGAACATCCCAATGCTATTTGTTCGTATTCTGGTGGATCGGATAGCGACATTATGATTGACCTGATTGAACGGACCAGAGCAATGTTCGAGTTACCGCCAATCAAATATGTATTTTTTAATACAGGATTGGAAATGAAAGCAACAAGAGATCATGTGAAGTATGTTGCAGAAAAGTATGGAGTGGAAATTGAAGAGAGAAGACCAGAGATCAACATCGTCCGGGCAACCAGAAAATATGGAATTCCATTCGTATCGAAAATTATGTCAGGAGGTTTGTCCGAATGGCAAAAGAAAGGAGTCCCTTTATCTATAGCAGATGAATATGATCAGGCAGAAGATAAGGCGGCGAAAAGAAAAGAGTTAAAAGAAAGATATCCTAAATGTGAGAGTCTGATTAATTTTCTTTGCTGCTGTAATTCGGCTGGGGAACCGAGACCAAATATTCAGCTCGTAATCAATTCATCAAAATACATGCGGGATTTCATCAAGGAATATCCGCCAGAATTTATGATAAGTGCGAGCTGCTGTTATTACTGCAAAAAGCAAATCGCGCATAAAGTTCAGAAAGATTACGACATGGTTATAACTGGAGAACGAAGAGATGAAGGCGGAATGAGATCGGTTCCTAGAAAAGATAATACGGCTCTTTGTTTCACAGAAACGGCGGATGGACATTATCGGCTAAGACCGCTCTATTATGTATCTGATAAAGATAAAGCATGGTACAAAGAGTATTACAAAATAAAATATTCGGATGCATATGAAGTATATGGATTAACCAGAACGGGATGCTGCGGCTGCCCGATATCGTATAAGGCAGTAGAAGATCTTGAAAAGATCCGAAAGTATGAGCCGAATGTAGTAAAGGCAGCATGGAATATTTTCGGAAAGAGTTATAAGTACCGAATGAAATATAACGAATACAAAAAGAAACGAATGGAAGAAGAAAAAAGGAGAGCTGAAAATGTTGAGGGACAAATGACGATATTTGATTTTCCAGAACTGATTCCAGAGGAAGGAGAAAACGATGGCGATAATACGTAATGTCCGCGGCGGGACGGTTGGACTGAATGAAGAAGACCGGTTGATGATCGCAAGGCTGTTGGTGAAGGCGGGATATACGGTTAAGATCGGATACAGGACGATTCCAGGTAATGCGAAGGGGAAGAAAGAATACATAGTTGAATACTGGGAGGAGAAAGAAAAGAAGATAGAAATGTAGAATTATGTCGAACCTTGACAATTGAATATCGATGGTTGGAATGATACAATTATTATAAAAAGATAAGGAGATGAGTAAGGTGTTTACAGAAGATGATATAAAGGCAGTTATAGAAGCGTATGAAAAGAGAGGAATTGTAACTAGAGAAGATTTTATAAATCTTGATTCAAGGCCGTTGTCTGAGGAAGTATTGGATGAATTATACAAAAGGGGCTATAATGAGGCAATGATAACAGAAGCTCATTTAGAATATTTTAAAGATTATTCAAGTGCGATATTTGATCCAAATAGATATAAACCAGATGAAGCTGATAAATATTTAATACAAAATGTGTTACATTTTTAAATAAACAGTATATATTAAAATACCAACCATCAATATTCGGTGGTTGGTATTTTTATGCCTAAAAATAGGGAGAAAGGAGCTAAGAGATTATGAAAAGATTAACACATAAAAGAGAGAACGGTATAAAGCGAGGGTACTGGTCCCCGAATAAGAAACAGGAGCTGGTAGACAGACTGGCGATGTATGAGGACAGGGAAGATGCTAAGGACACAAATGTCCCTGGCAAATGGATTCCAATCAGTGAGCAGTTGCCGGAGGATGAAAACTATATATTGGTATCATTTGAGAATGCAACAATGCTGGATATCGCAAGATATGAAGAAAATGATGAAGGCGGTACATTCTATCCGGGAGATGATGAAAAATCATATTCAAGCTATGGAATTTTTGTTAATGCATGGATTCCATTACCAGAACCATATGGAGAAAACGAGAAATGACGAGAAGAAAAATCTTAAAGAAATACGGAAACAGAGAAATGTAGGAGGCGTTGAGAAATGAAATGGTGCAATGTAATGAATATGTGGTGTTCTGACATGGATAAAGATGATTGCGACAACGCAATGTGCGATGGAGACTGTGATGATTGTGAAGAATGCGAGGAAATCAATCGATGCTGGCACTAACAATAAAAAGAAAGTGGTTCAACATGATTCTTTCTGGAGAAAAGAAAGAAGAATATAGAGATATTAAAGATTATTACAAAAGCAGATTTTCTAAAGTGCTTGGAATGGATCCGAACTGGCTCACTGATTTTGCACTTCAAAAGAGTTCACAATTTGAAGTAAAGTTCAATAATGGATATTCCAAAGACTGCCCATCTTTCATAGCTGACTGCTCATTGTCGGTGGGTGAAGGAAAAGAAGAGTGGGGAGCGGAAAAAGGAAAATGTTATTACATACTCCACATAAAGAAGATTCGATGGAAAAGTACGGATAATTCAGGAGGATATTTAGATGAATAATTACGGAAATAAGATAATGACGACACAGGGAGAAAAGATCAATATCGAAGGGAATGCAGTAAAATCAACATCATATGATAGTGACGGATCTGTAATAACCGGATATGAGTTATCATCGGTGATCACGATCAACATTGATGGCAAAGAGATACAAAGCTGTGGAGATACCTGCATATTTGAGCAAAATGGATTAAATGCCGAGGTGAATTTTACGCAAGAAGACATTCAGAGTCAGTTGAGCGGAGCGATAACAGACAATACAATCATAGCTGGAATCGTTAATAAATATAAAAACTCTTTTGGAAAATCAAGGGTAGTAGTAATCAAGTCGCAATTAGGACAACCGATCACAGCATATTCAGGAGATAAGGTATATTGGAAAATTCCACAAGATCTTCCAAAGATGACCAAATTAATGATAGACGGCAAGGCATTATATATTCACAGAGCCAACTTCCAGATAATAGACAAGGAATTATTGAAGTAAGAAAGAGGCGGGAAATGACAAGAAAAGATATTCTTAAAAAATACGGATTCAGCTGGATGAGCAATGTCAACCTGAAGGAAGAACTTTCAGAACAGGCGGCAGCAGAATTTGAAGATCTGATAAGGACTCTGGCCGAACATAACCGTGGACCGGAACCACCAGAAACAGGCTGGAAGAAACAGATGTACAGCCAATTCATGAAAGGAGCAGGCAGATGACGCGAAACATGATCATCGTGATATGGACAACAGTATTCCTGCATCCTGTGATTTTTCCGTGTGTAAAACACACAGTAAAGGAGACAGAAAAATGGTGGGATAAGAAGAGAAACGCAGAAGAAATTCCTAACAAAGAGAATGAACCTTCCGGCCAGAAGAGAATTTGTAAGAGCCTGTGATGAGCTTAAAACAGAGCTGAAAAAGACGAGGATGTATAAGATGATAACCAGATTGTTGGATTGGTTGGCAAAGAAAATATAAGAATAAATAAGCTTGTACCGCTGGCATTGTATCACAGCAACCAGTCAACATAGAATTCCCTCCGGCATCGGCCGGAGGAGAAAGGAGCATCCGTGACAAAAAAGTTGAGAATCCGGAAAAGCGGACAAATATAGATAGACATCTGTGTAAGAGCTGTATCTACAGAGGGAGTAGAATTGGAGTAGGGAGATGTAATTATATAGCAGTCGAAGGGCATAGCAGAGGTATGCCGGCAGCAGAATGCACAGTTTACGTAAAAGGCAGAAAGAGGAAAGGATTATGGTAGAAAAGATAACCGGTAAAAAAACAAGCTGAAAAGAAACGGATCAGAGCGATAGCTGAGAGGGATGTGTACAAGAGTATGTACATGGATCTGCTTGAAAGGAAAATGAATGGATAAGACAGTAATATTTATTGTTATCGTAATAATTTGTGTGCTGTGTACAGTTTGGAGCGCATGTGTAATGGCAGCACGTGCGGATAAGCAGCTGCGTGAGATTACGTATGACAAGAAAGAGCCGGAAGAAAAAGAGGAAGATATGACGAAACAAAGAACATGCAAACGGTGTGGAATGCCGACGGGAGCAACGTATTACAAGATAAATATAAATGCTGAATGTGACAGAGCAGGAGCGACTACAGAGCAATTCAGCTATAACCTGTCGAAGACTTTAACACAAGCGAATAGTCCGGAGGATGTGTACCGCAGGCGCTGTGTAGATAAAATTGAAAATTATATGAAAATGGATATAGGAAAGATAATGAACGAGAGTGTGATCCGGACAAGACCACCAGTAGAGAAACCACCAAAGAAAGGAAAATGATATGAGGACAAGCAAGATAGAAAGAAGAATAGGCAGAAGCAACTGTGATATGCTGGCAAGCAAGAAACCGGATGCGAAGGCAAATGAGAGATTCCATACACCAGCTTATCAGAGCTATTCGGTGGAGGATTACTTGCGGAAGATGGGAGTAGACATAACGAAGGGAGTAGATGCCGGTGGAGCAGAGACTGGAAGAAAACAATATCAAGAATGAGAATAACCGGAAGAAAGAATATCTGAGAGGATACAGATCCAGTAGAAGACGTATCAACCGTATTGATGATGAAATTATTGAACTGAAAGAATTAGCTGCATCGGTGAAGGCAATTGATTATTCGGGCATGCCGCATGGAAACGGAAACCAGAAGGATCTATCTGATGAGCTGGCAAGGATTGATTCGTTAGTAGAAAAACTTGGGGCAGAAAAGGAAAGTTGCGTTGAATCTTATGTTTCTATCGAAAAGCAGATTAAGGAGATAAAGAACGAGGATGAGAACGACGTGTTGTTTTACCGATATGTGAAAGGCTTAAGATTCTGGGAGATTGC